TGAATTTACATGTGAAGTTCACGCATAGGAGAATCATGGCAACATATAAAGTTCTGTCAGACAACTGCACGCTTGGTAAAGTTGGCGCAACAATTGACAGCGCAAACGACACAAGCACCAACTATGATGCACTCGTAGAAGGTGGACACATAGAAGAAGTAAAGCCACAAGCATTCAAACAAGTTAAGGACGGAAACTAACCATGGCAAAAATTATTCTCACTGACGCAACCATCACCGTGAACTCGGTGGCGCTATCATCATTGTCCAACTCAGTCACGCTTACCTTTGAAAAAGACAGCGTTGAAGTAACGGCGTTCGGAGATGCAGGACACAAGTTCACGGGCGGTTTGCAAAACAACTCTTGTGAGATGCAATTGTTCCAAGATTTTGCCGCTTCGCAAACCGAAGCAACCATCTATCCACTCGTAGGCACGCCAACCACAGTTGTCATTAAGCCAACAAGTTCGGCAGTAGGTGCAAGCAACCCGAGTTACACTTTGACAGATACCATGCTCGTTAGCCACACTCCTGTGGCAGGCGCCGTGGGCGAGATAGCCATGACCACGCTCTCGTTTACAGGCGGCACATTGGTTAAGGCAGTTGCATAACAACAACTAGAAAGCAAACAGCGACATGAAAATTGAAATGACAGTCACATTTGTTGACGGCACCAAAGAAGATGTGGACGCAGTGTTCGCAGACTTCGTTGGTTTTGAACGCACATGGCAAAGAAGCGTGGCAAAGTTTGAACAAGAGTTGCGCCTTACAGACTTGGCGTGGCTTGCGTGGAGTGCATTAACGCATCGCAACAAAACCAAACTAAAGTTTGACCCAGATTGGATTGCGACTGTAGAGAATGTTGGTGTGCGAGAGGACAGTGAAAGCCCTTTGGACAGCAGTACTACATCAAACAGCGACTTGGTGAAGACTCAGCCCACTGGTTAATTGCGCACCTTGCGCATGAATATCACATTGCGCCAAGCCAACTGTTGCAAGAGAGTAATGAAATGTTAAGCGTTATGCACGCTTATCAAAAGTGGTTTGTGAAAGAACACAACCGCCGAAACAAGTAGTAATAGATTGGCGTTATGGGATTAGCCACGAAAGACTGGAACAAAGTAGGCGGAGTTGTTTCATATCAAGTAACAGGGCTGAGTGATACATTGCGTGCCTTAAAACTATTTGAACCAGAGTTGTATGCCAAGTTGCGCAGTGACTTGGTAGAAGACGCGAAGCCTTTGGCAAAAGAAGTTGGTAGCCATTACCCGACACAACCGTTGCGTTGGTGGAAACAAAGTGGGCGTGCAGGTAATGCACGAATGCCTGGTTACAACGCCACGAGAGCGCAAACCAAAGTCAAACCAGTTGCAGGCACAGGCAGAGCGCACGGTAAAGGTCGTGCCATTTTGCGTTTGCAACAGATGGACGGCGGTGGTCAAGTGTTTGACAGCGCAGGTGGCATGCGTGCCAAGTCGCAATTCGTAATGAACTTAGATAAGCACAGTCGGGTTAAGAGTCGTGGCGGTCGTGCAAGAAGCCGAATTTTGTTTCCGTACACGAAAAAAAATGCACACATGATTCAAGATATTGTTGCTGTTGTGGTTAAAGAGTTAGAGAAGCAAACAACCAAACGATTGCAAGGACAACTTGGCGCAATAGGACGAAAGAACTTCTAATGGCTGTTGGTGTAAACATTGTCAGCAATTTCAGTGGCGCTGGAATTAGTAAAGCAATCAAAGAATTCAAAAAACTTGACGGCGGTGCGGCCAAGAGTGCGTTCGCACTTGGCACATTAGACAAGAGTGCAACTGCCGCTGTCAAAGGTTTGGCAAAGGTTGCCGCAGGTGTAGGCGTTGCCGCAGGAGTTATCGGATACAAGTTGGCAAGTGCCGCTTATGAATCGCAGAAAGTTATGGCGCAAACAACTGCCATCATTACTGCAACAGGTGGTGCGGCAGGCGTTACCGCAGAACAAGTAAGTGCGCTGTCCGAAAAGTTGTCAATGCAAATAGGCGTGGACGACGAACTAATCCAATCATCTGCAAACCTGTTGCTCACATTCAAGGCAGTACAAAATCAAGCAGGCGAAGGCAACGACATTTTTAATCGTGCTGTCACTGTTACGCAAGACATGGCAAATGTGTTTGGTGGTGCTGACGCCGCCGCAAAACAATTAGGCAAGGCATTGGCTGACCCCGTTGCTGGATTGACTGCATTGAAAAAATCTGGCATTGACTTTACAGAGCAACAGAAACAACAAATTGAAACGCTTGTTAAATCTGGCAAGTCACTAGAAGCACAGAAAATAATTCTTGAAGAAATAGAAAATCAAGTTGGTGGTACAGCCGCCGCAAGTGCAACAGGTTTTGACCGCATGAAAGTTGCTGTTGGCAATGTTGCAGAAACATTTGGCGCATTACTTATTCCGTTCATTGAACGGTTTGCAAACTTTGTCATCAACAATGTTGTTCCGTACATGGACAAACTTGCAGGCATTATGGGCGACAAAGGTATTGGTGGTGTTGTAAAAACTCTTGCAGGCGATTTCTTAAACATGACTACGAACATGGGCAAGACAGGCAATATCGTGATGGGCATTGTTACTGCATTCGTTGCATTGAAAGCGGCCATGATGGCGTATGCAATTGCGCAAGGCATCGCAACAATTGCAGTCACAGTGTTTGGCGTTGCATGGAACGCAACTGGCATTGGTTTGATTGCCGCCGCAATCGCCGCAATTGTTGTTGGCTTAATTGCGTTGTACATAAAGTTTGAAGCCGTGCGCAAAGCCGTCAGCCTTCTCGGCGATGTATTGAAGTTTGTTATTTTGAATGCAATTGTGATGGTGCAGAACTATTTCATTGGTTGGATAAACCTTGCCATTAAAGGCATCAATTTACTTATTAAAGGCGCAAACTTATTTGGTGCAGGATTAGAAGAATTACCTGAACTTGGTTACAAGGCATTCGTGCCATTAGTTATTAGCGCAAACAATGCCAAAGGCGCTGTCCTAGATGTTGCTGACGCATTGCGTCAAGTAAAGAACGAAGAACGCAGACTTGAAGGCAAAGGCGCAACCACAACAATTCCCACAGGTTTAGGCGGTGGTGCGGCGAAAACAATTAAGACGCTCAAAGAATTAAAAGCCGAATACAAAGACGCAGTGTTGGCACTTAATGACGCACAAGTAAAACTAGGTGACGCAACAGTTGGCATTGCAGATGCGCAACAAAAAGTCATTGACTCAACAAATGCAGTTGGTGACGCATTCCGGGGAATTGGTAAAGCGCAACAAGATGTAATCAAAGCAACTCGTGACCACGAGAAAGCGCAACGAGCAGTCAGTGGCGCAATGTCTGATGCGGCTGACGCTGTACTTAATACACAAAAGGCACAAGACAAATTAGCGAAGTCGTCAATGCTTGTCACGAAAGCACAACTTGCATTTGACGAGGCGGTGCGAGGTTACGGTGCGAACAGCAAACAAGGACGCAAGGCAAGCGACCAACTAGGTGAAAGTCAGCGTGAACTAGAGACAAGCGGTTACGACTTAGAAGAAGCACAGTTTGCTTTGATAGACGCAGAAAATGAATTAGCGGCAGTTCGTGCGAACAGTGAAAGCACGCAACGAGATATTCGTCAAGCCGAAATAGATTTGGCAACCGCCAAGTTAGATGTTGTTGAAGCACAACGACAGCAAAGAATTGCGCAAGACGAACTCTCAACAAGCACAGACAACTATGACCAAATGTTGAACGGTGTAAAAGCCGACAGCGAAATCTACAAAGAGTTGCTTGAAAAACTTAACGAAGCGAAAGCGGCTGAACAAGAAGCAATTGACGCAGTTACAGAGGCACGCAAAGCCGAAGCCGAAGCAACAGTTGCAATCAGTGAGGCGCTACTTGCAGAACAGGAGGCACTCAATGCAATTGAGGACGCCAAGTTGGCGGTTGCCAAAGCAATCCGCGACCACGAGAAAGCGTTGTACGACGAAGCCGCCGCAATCAGAGATGTTGCTAAAGCACAACTTGAAGAAGCCAAAGCAATTGATGCAGTTGCAGAGGCGCAACGCAAACTAAACGAGGCAAAGAAAGTCAAAGGATTAACTCCTGCCGCTATTGCCAAAGTTGATACAGCCGTTGCAGGCGTTCTAGCGGCCACTGGCGCTGTGTTGGCTGGCGTAGGCACAGCAACAGCAACTGGCGCAACAGCGAGCACGGCAGGTGGCTCTGCGAGGGCATTAGGTTTGAGGGGCTTTGAACCATACGCATTTGCTAACGGTGGCATTGTTACTAAGGCGATGCTCGGACTTGTTGGCGAGGCAGGACCAGAGGCAATCATTCCGCTCAGTCGGTTAAACGAAACAAGCGGCACAACAATCAACATAAGTGTTACGGCTGGCATGGGTACTGACGGTGGTGCAGTTGGCAACGCTGTTGTTGATGCGCTTGTTAAATACCAGAGGCGCAACGGCGCAATTCCAATTGCAGTTAAAGGCTAACTATGGCAGTGACAATGCCTTGGGCAGAGCAAATTGTTGTTGGCATGAGTCTTGGTTTCCCTGTTGATGTATTTACTTTAGACAGCGCAACAGATGGCATTCTTGACACGGATATTCTAGATGGCGCACTTGTAGCGCAGGCAGTAACTGAGTTTGCACAGTCGGTAAGTATTGTTCGCGGACGCAGTGCAAACCAAAACGAAACACAAGCAGGCGTGGCAACAATCGTTCTTAATAACAACGACAGACGCTTTGACCCCATTAACGAAGACTCGCCGTATTGGGACAGCGCAACAAACACCAGTGGCGTGCAACCAAGGCGCTTTGTTGAAATTATTAGCAATGGCGAACACTTGTTCCAAGGCGCAATAACTGGCATCAACATTAGTTATGAAACTAATTTCAGCACATGCACCATAGAAGCATCTGACGACTTCACACGGCTTGCCAACATGACTGTTGCAACAGCGTTTACACCACCTGTTGAAATTACTGGCGACAGAGTTACAAGCATTCTTGATTTGCCAGAAGTTAATTACCCAACTGACCAGCGTGACATTGCGACTGGCGGCAAAGATTTACAAGCATTGCAAATAAACGCTGGAACAAATGTGCTTGACTACTTGCAACAAGTCGCACTCGCTGACCAAGCATTGCTGTTTATGAGTCGTGATGGCGACATTGTTTACACTGACCCACTTGGCACAGTGTTGGCAAGCAACATACAAGCCACATTCACAGACAGCACAGCAGGCGTAGGCATTATTCCCTACACATCCATTGCAACAATTACCGACCAAACTTTCTTATACAACCGCATCGTTACAAGCAAAGAGAACGGCATTGAATATGTTGAAGATGATGCAACAAGCCAAACAAGTTACGGCATACAAACTTATTCGCTAACAGGTTTGCTATTAGAAAATGACAGTGATTCCGAAGAATTAGCAATTGACTTACTTGCCAAATATAAAGACCCGTCATATCGCTTTGATGACATGCAGTTTGTGTTCAATAGTTTATCTACTAGCAATCAAACAACTATGGCGTCACTAGACATTGGCGACAACATAAAAATTGTTCGCACCTTTGCCTCAGGCTCGCCATTAACGGTTGAGTTGTATTACCAAGTTGAAAGACTGTCGCACGACATAACCACAGGGCAACACACATGCACTATTGGCTTAGGCAGTCTTAAAACTTTGATTTACAATTTTATTCTTGACGACGCCACCTTCGGCACTTTAAGCACTTCAAATGCGCTTGCGTGATGTAGAGTAACTGACCATGGCAGGCGCAGGCGCAAAACTTTTCGTCAGTGGTGATGTTCTTACTGCGGCGCAGGTGAACACCTACCTAATGGACCAAACCATTATGCGCTTTGCTGATGCCGCAACTCGCACTGCCGCCTTCGGAGGTGCAGGCGAACCAACATTGGCAGAGGGAATGTTCAGTTATTTAATTGATACAAATGCTCTTGAGTATTACAACGGGTCAGCGTGGGAAGCAAGTGGTGGCGGTGCAAGTATTCTTGAAACACAAATTTTTAGTTAAAGGACGAAATGGCAACATATACCAAAGTCAAATTAGGTAACAGCACAAACGGTCGCGGCGTACTCGTTGCCGCAACATCATCACCAGGCACGCTTATTCATACGACTTCAACTACTGCAACAACGATTGACGAAGTTTGGTTGTATGCGCAGAACACTGACACAACTGCACGCAAATTGACTTTAGAGTGGGGTGGCACAGGTTCAGGTGATTTGATTGAATTCACTGTGCCTGCTGAGTCGGGTTTATATTTAATTTCCGCTGGACTTATTTTGTTGTATAGCGGTTCAACAACCACAATCAATGCGTTTGCCGCAACGACGAATGTGATTGGCATTTACGGTTTTGTAAACAGAATTGCTGTTTAGCGATGTCTAGATACGGTGAGCGCACACGAGTAGGGCAAGCGGTATCAACTTTTGGTCAGCCGACTAGTAGTGCATTACCAACAGTTGATTACCTTGTCGTTGCTGGTGGTGGCGGTGGCGGTAATGGTGTTAGCACAGTAGAAAATGGTGGCGGTGGTGGTGCTGGCGGTTTGCGTAGCACGGTTACGGCTACTGGTGGTGGCGGTAGTTTAGAAAATGCGTTTTCTGCAACTAGCGGTGTGACCTACACGATTACGGTTGGTGCTGGCGGTGCGTCGAATACAAGCGGTGTAGATAGCAGTATTGCTGGTACAGGTCTGGCAACTATTACTTCAACTGGTGGTGGTCGTGGTGACGGCACTAACGGTTCAGCAGTTGGCGGTTCTGGTGGTGGCGGTGGTGGTGCGACTGCTGGTGCTGGTTCGGCTGGCACAGCAAATCAAGGTTTTGCTGGTGGTGCAGGTCAGAATTTGACTAGTCCGTTTAGGGCTGGTGGTGGTGGCGGTGCTGGTGTTGCAGGTTCATCTGGCGCAGTCGGTGTAGGTGATGGCGGTAATGGTGTCGCAGTTTCAATATCGGGTTCATCGGTTACTTATGGTGGCGGTGGCGGTGGTGCAGTCAATAGTGTTGGCACACAAAGTTCAGGCGGTACGGGTGGCGGTGGCGGGTCAAATAACAACGCTCCAGGTACGGCTGGTACAGCCAATTTAGGTGGCGGCGGCGGTGGCGGTGCAGATACTACTAATAATGCTGGCGGTGCTGGCGGTAAAGGTGTTGTCATTTTGCGCATACCTAACACCGCTAGTTATCCATCAACTTTGACAGTCGGCACAGCAACTACGATAACTGGTTACTTTGTTTTTACTTTTAACGATTCTGGCACGATTGGTTGGTCGTAGTGGCTTACTTTGCGAAACTAGAAAACAACATTGTTGTTCAAGTCATCAGCGTCAGCAACGATGTGTGTGGTGAACCGACATTGGGTTTCCCTGAAACGGAGTCGGCTGGTCGTGCGTTTATTGCCAACACATTAAAGTTTGATGGCGTATGGAAACAGACTTCGTTCAACAACAACTTTCGCAAACAATATTGTGGCGTTGGGTTTACATATTTGGCTGATGCTGATGTCTTCGTAGCACCACAACCTTTTGCTTCGTGGACTTTGGACAGCAACCACGATTGGCAACCACCAACGCCAATGCCATCAGATGCTTCAATGGAAAACTTGTATAAGTGGAACGAAGAAGAACTAGCGTGGGTCGCAATTTAACTAGGTGGCTTATACCGCTACCAGCAATCCTGTTCGCAGTTTTCCCACAACTTGCTTACGCAGAACCAATTGCAGGTTTAGACACGACCTACTACACAATTAACGAAATACCGCCAGTTCAATCCACGACTGATTATTTTGTTTGCGGTACAGAAACAGAGAACAACATTAACCGCAGTTATGACGGTGAACCATTCGGCAACTGCACAGGCGACTTGTTCATGGTTCACATGACAGGGTTTATTGAAATCCCGGAACACAACACAATTGAATTTTGGTTGGCATCAGATGACGGCGGAGAAATAACTATTGACGGCAACACATTCGGTAACTGGTATGACCAAGGTTGTTCTGCAACTGTATCTGGTCCACTAGAACTAGATGAGGGTAGCCAACCTTTGGAATTGTGGATGTACGAGAACGGTGGTGGCACTTGCATAATGCTTGCGTGGAACATTAACGGTGAAGGCTGGGTAATGGTTCCCGATGAGGCGTTTACTACTAACGGTGCGCCTGCAACTACGACAACAACGACAACAACCACCACAACGACAACGACCACAACAACCACGACAATGCCAACAACAACCACGACTTCATCTACAACAACCCTTCTACCAACAACGACCACAACCAGCGTGCCAATTCAGTCAACAACAACCATGCAAACGACAACAACAAGCACAACCACGACCACAACAACGACAGTGCCTTATACGCCACCACAAACCACCACAACGGAAGCAACTACAACAACCACAACTACCTTGCCGTTCGTCGTACCAACAACACAAGAGACAACAACAACAGTGGAAGCAACCACAACAACTGAATCAACCACCACAACAACTGAACTAATAACGACAACAACGCAAATACAAACCACAACAACAGAACAAGTAAAAGAAACTGCAACAACTTCACCGCCAGAATCTACCACAACTGTTTATGAGATTGAAGTAACTGACACAGTGCCAGAGCAGTTATCAACTGACGAAATAGTTGAACAGGCAACAGCAAACATTGTTGCGCTCAGCGCACTTGTAGCAAACTTAGATGACGCCACAGACGAACAGGTGGCGCAAGTAGTTGATGCTGTATTGGCAACCCAGATAACAGAGCAACAAGCAACAGTGCTGGCAAGTAGCGCACAAGTGTTGGCAGTTGTTACAAGCGACCAAGCAGAACAGATATTTGAGGAATTACCTTTGGACGATTTGAGTGCAGAACAGGTTGCGGAGATTATTGATGTTGTACAAGACGCACCTGCAGAAGTGCGCCAAGCATTTGAGACAGTAATAAATATCTTTGATGGCGTGACTGACGAATATGTGCCTGTTGGTAGCAATGTGCCTGTTGGAACTCGCCGTGTCATTGTGGCAACAACAGGTGTGCTAATTGCTGGCGTGGCGGCAAGTAAGCCGTCGCAACAACACACAGCACGCAAGAATGGGTGATGTGAAATTCATTAAAGAAATTAGTGCCTTGTCATGGACTCTTGCTGGAACAGGACTTGTACTTATTACTTTGAGTGGCAACACAAAGCGCATGGGCATTGTGATTTCTGTTGCAGGTTTTGTTGTTCACATGCTCGGCACATTACTTAAAGAAAAGGACTAACTATGAAAACACTTAACACACTTATCTTGCGCATTGGCGCAGTGTTTGGCAGTAGTGCGCTTGCCGCAGTTGCAGGTGGCGCTGTACTTGATGTTGAACTTTGGAAAGCCGCCGCAATTGCAGGCATTGTTGCAACTGCCAAAGTAACGGAACAGTTGTTGCGTGCATGGTACGAGGATGGTGTGCTTACTGCAGACGAAATTGCTACAGCGTTTGGCAAGAAGAAATAAATGCAAGCGCTACCAATACGCAAACTAGCCATGCCAAATGACTTGGCAGATATTCGCAACGGCGACCTGCCACGAAAGTTGCTGACCAAAATTAGTCCTAGTGGCGTTATGTATTGGCAAGCGGCGGCATCGTGGGCAAAGTTGCAAGAGTTGGCATTGCTTGAAGGTTTAGAGTTGGTGCATGTTGGCGATTACCGCCCGTTCAAACAACAGCGTGATTTGTTTTTGGCACGCATGAAAGATTACCCAGATGCAAAGCGTGCCAAACAGACGACACGGGAATGGCAAAACAAAACTTGGTACTTGCACAGTGGCGCACCTGTTGCCACGCCAGGCACTTCAAATCATGGTTGGGGGCTTGCCATAGACGCGGCCCTGAAAGTTGATGGCAAGGTAGTTACCATTACAACAAAACCAAAAGACTGCAAGCGCAGTGGTTTGGCATTCTTGTTAAAGGTTGCACCTGACTTGGGTTGGAGTTGGGAGTTGCAAAGCGAGCCGTGGCATATTCGTTATGTGTTAGGCGATAAGCCTTGCATTGGTTTGGCATGATATGGATGCCACTGTTGCTGTTGCTTGCATAGGTTTTGTTGGCGCTGTACTCGTTGCGCTGATAGAAAAGAGTCGTCGGAGTAACGAGCGTGACCATGCCATTGTTGCCGCTGGCATTGACCGCATTGAAAACAAACTGGATAACCACATTGGCGACCATGTGCGTGCCAGTTTTAAGAGTTAAGGGTGGCGCAGTCATAGTTCAGTCGCTGTCTCTGTGATTGCGCCACTTCATACTTTGTAAATTGGCAAGACAGGTTTGGCAAACCGCACTTCGTTACACCCATCTCGTAGCCTTAGGGGCATGACAAAACAAACAGCGATTATAGAAATAGCAAAACCGACGCACGGCACATTGCCGTGGCAGTTGATTAGACACAGATACAACGACAAGTGCGTTGTGGGCAGTAGCGAAGTGTCAATCATTATGGGCGCAAACGATTACGAAACCGTAACTGACTTAGCGGTACGCAAGTTGTTGCCGCCTGTTGTTACCGAAGCAAACGACGCAATGACTCGGGGCAATGTTTTAGAACCAGCGTTAATACAGCACGCACAAAACGAGTTAATGATGCCGCTTATCACGCCTGATGTTATGTACTTGAATGGGCGCATTGTTGCAACACTTGATGCACGAGGCATGGGCGGTGAGCGCCATGTTGTTGTAGAAGCAAAGACAAACAATCGCTGGGCGTTAGGCATGGAAATACCTACTTCGTGGTGGTGGCAGGCGCAAGCACAAATGCACTGCACAGAGACAGACAAAGTTACTTTCGTTGTGCTTGACAAACACATGCGCTTAGGACTGCAAGATGTTGTTCGCAGTGACGAGGGCATAACGCAAATGGTTAAAAGTGTTGAATTGTTTTGCGAGGCAATTGACGCAGAGAAACTACCTGACGAAACACAATTAACAGCACCACAAGTTTCGGCACTGTTTGCACAACCAGAAGGCACTGTTGAACTTGACGCAAGTGCGTACCAGTTGATTGAAGAATGGAGTGCAGTCAAAGACGCTTTGAAACATTACGAAGACGCAGAGCGCACCTTGAAAGACAAGTTAGCGAACATGTTGCGAGGCGCAGAGTTCGGCACAATTAGCAACCAAAAGGTTTTGTCGTACAAGGCGCAAAGCACAAAGCGATTGGACACTAAGGCTCTTGCAGAAGCACATCCAGAGATTGCAACTGCATACACAACCGCCAGCACTTTCAGAGTGCTACGGATAATGAAATAAAGAAAGGCTGTTAATGCACATAGAGGTAGGTGATTATTTTTTAATAACAACAAACAACGGCGCAGAGTATGACGGTGAAATTATTGCTTTAACTGCAACTACTTTGACGATAGAGCATTGGAACGAGGTGAAAGAACGCACTGATGAAACAGACATTAAGTTGAGCGACATTAAATTGCTAGAAGGTTTCAACGATTCACAAACAACAAACAAGGAGACAACAGAATGAACAACTTCATGGACAGTTATGTAGATGTAGCAGAGCGCATCCGCATATTCAAAGAGCAATACCCAACTGGTTGCCTGCGACCGTTTAATCCTGCCGAGCCATTTAAGATAATGGAAATTGGTGGACGGGAATTTATTGTGTACACGGCTTGCGCATACCGCACGCCTGATGACGCAATGCCTGCAGTTGCAGTTGCCGCAGAGCCAAGCGTTGGCAAGACTTCATTTACGAAAGACAGTGAAGTTATGAACGCTGAGACAAGCGCTTGGGGTAGAGCGATTGTTGCTTGCCTTGCCGCCGATACACAAAAAATTGCAAGTGCAAACGAAGTGCGCAACAGGCAACAAGAAACAACACAACCCGTTGCAAGCGTGACACCTATAACTAAAGCGCAACCAGCACAAAAGAAAACAGTGCAAGCATCCGAGGCACAAATCAAGTACATCAACTCTTTGCTTACAGGTATTGGTGGCACGGAGACAACTGTTAAAGACTTGACGGGCGGTACAGCAATTGCAGACTTGCAAATTGTGCAAGCCAAACAAGTCATAAACGATTTGCTTGCAATTAAAAAGAACGAGGCAACACTGGCATTTGACGAACACGGCATGGCGTTTATTACATACAAAGGAGACAGCGTATGAGATACAGTTTGCGTGCAGTTAAAGGCGCAGAATTGTCACGAATACACTTTGACGCAGACAGCGATAGAGCGGCACGAATTATGTGTAGAGAGGTGTACGACAACCTTGCGCCACCAACTGAACTTTGGTTATTAGGCAAAGTTGTTGTGGTTGCAGAAGACGGCACAATACTTCACACATATCCGCATTGCGATAGTTGCAGTCAAATTACTTGCGCTGATGATTGTGGGTATGAAGATGAATGAGATGCAACTGTTTACGCCTTACAACGGGACTGGCGGTTATGTTGAGCGTCCTGCAAGCATTGAGCGTGCAGTGCGCGAGGCACAAGATGGCACGCTGTCCAAGCGCCAGAGCAACATTGTTGAGCAACTTGATTTGGCAGGCGTGCAAGGCGCAACATGGAAAACAATTGGGCAAATACTTAACCTGCACCACGGGCAAGTCAGTGGCGCACTAAGCAATCTGCACAAAGCAGGCGAGGTATTTATGTTGCGTGCAAAGCACGACAGATGCCATGCGTATGTGTTGAAGCGTTACAGATGGGCATACACAGAAGAACAGGTGTTTGACACGCCAGCAACAACACGGGCAGGCGAGCGAACAGCGTTGTTGAATCAACTGTACGCAACATGCCAAACAGCAAACGAAGTCGGATGGAGTGCAGGCATGCAACGAGCAGTAACAACAGTTGTTGATATGATTGCGCACCATGACAGAACAACTTGAACGCAAGGGCGAATGTGAAGGCAAACAAGACAAATGCAATGCGGTTGGTTGTCCGAAGTATGGCACTCTTGGGCGTGCTGGTAATGATGGCAAGAGGCGCATTAAAGGTTGTGGCGACCCGACAGCAAGAGGCAAGCGCAACCGTGCAAAAGGTGATAGCAAGGCTCGCAGAGCAAGAAAACAATTAGGCATACAAGGCGCAAATACACGCCACGAGGAATTGTGGGGCGGTGACTTGCGTGTTGAGGTAAAGAGTGGCGCACAAGTTGCGCCAATCTGGACACGGTATTTGTTAGCAGAAAACCAATCCAAACAAGCCAAACCAATTGGCGATGCACGCCCGTTTGCTTTAATTGCAATGCCCGACGATACAAGAGAGGGACTGGTCGTTATGCGACTATCATCATTCGCCCAACTCTTTGGCGGCTAAAGAAAATACTGGCGCTCTACAAGGAGACAAAGCCTAAAGAGCGCCAGCATTAACAGCAATCCAAACCGAAAGAAAGGATTTACATGTCAAATGATATCAATACAACGACTGTTGTAGAAGCGCAAATGTATTTCGCAGTCATTCCCGAGTGGGTATTAGATTTGCCAATAGGTGCGTCAAGCGTCCGTGTGTATTGCTGTTTGCGCAGGTACGCAGACAACAAGACTGGACAATGCTGGCCGTCACGAAGAACGCTTGCCATGCGTGCTCGCTGTTCTATTGCAACTCTTGATAGAGCAATTAAAGAACTTGCCGAGTATGGCGCATTGCATGTTGCCAAACGCAAGAATGCGGCAGGCGATTGGACTAGCAATCTTTATACCGTGATGAGTTTGCCTAATGGGGTGGCATCAAAACTTGCACTACCTGCATCCAGAATAGGGACGACGGGTACACCCACGGTTGGTAGAAGAACTAAAGCCAATATGAACGAGAAACAAGAACAGCGTGTGTATCCTTTAGAAATACCAAAGGCAGAGCCAGCGCCTACCAAAGACTCGCTACTTGCACAGGCAACACAGTTTCGTGAGTTATCCGAAACAGTTACGCCAAGGATGAAGCAAACGATGTTGAAACTTGCAAAACGATTTGAAACACAAGCACAGGAGATTTCTAATGAAACCACTACTGATAGCAACAATTCTAATTAGTACAATTATTGCGCCTAGTTGCGCAGTCAATGCCACGCCAACCCCGGATTTAGATGTTGCCAAATACTTAATAACTGCACCATCAACAACAACAATTGCGCCAACAACAACGACAACAGTTGCGCTTGCGCCAGTTGCCAATAAACGCAAATGCAACCAAGCAACTATAGAAAAATTGGCTGAGTATGGCTTGCCAGAAGAACCGTTTGCATCCATTGCCTACCGTGAAAGCCGATGCAATCCGCTTGCCATAAACGCACGGTGGAACAAACAGGGCGAAATGACTTACTCGTTGAACAAGAATGGCACATGGGATTCAGGGCTGTTGCAAATAAACAGTGGTCATAAAGAACGAATCCGCCGTGTGTGTGGCAAGCAGGCACTCGCCAATAACTTGGCTGGGTTGCTGGACATTGACTGCAACTTGGCGGTTGCCAAAGAGTTGTACAACAACGGCAAAGGCTTGTCGCATTGGCAGGCGACTTACCCATAAAAGCAACACAAGTAACGCAAGTGCTGATAAGATGAGGCAAAGGAGATAGCGACATGAGTGCAAGACGAAACAGACAAGGTTTGCGTGGCGTTGCCGCCACAACAATTAAAGAAGCGAGGTGCCGTGAGAATGTCAGTCAAATGCGATTGGCGCAACTGTTGGGCATTTCGCAACCGCTTGTATCAAGTTGGGAGTGTGGCAAGGTTACGCCAGGGATTGACGATGTGGCACGAATTGAAAGTGTGCTTGGAGTTACTCGTGGTGCGCTCTTGTTACCTATCGCATATCCGATTGAGGGCGGCGAATAATCAAAATGATTATTCAATTGAAGACGCTTGGTGGTTTGCAATCAAATGAGCGACATGCCTGCAGTGAACGACATTTGGCGCAACAGCGATGCAAAACCAATCCGCGAACGACCAATCCGTTTATCGCCTGTGCCGTTGATACAAATGGTTGAAGGCATGCCTTGTCGTGAAGCCGCCGCAATGCTTGGCGTCAATGCAGGCACATTACAGAAATGGCGCAACGGCGAAACGCAACAAGGTTTGCATTACGCAAGAGCAGACAAAATTGCGTGTCAATCTCTTGGCGTGCATCCGACTGCAATATGGGGCAAAGATTGGTGGCGTGTATGACTGTTGCAGTGTTGTGGCATGATGGCGATGTAACTCACGGAACAAATGCAACAGATGTGTTGCACCAACTTTGTGGCGGTTGGAATCCAAATACGGTTGAAGAATTGCGTTCTGTGCTTGCCAAGCGTGCGTTGTGCAATGAATTGATTAACACACTTGATGACAATGAGTTCTTGCAGTTGTTGGATGCGAAAGGTGTTTTGACTTACCAAGTCATTGAATAACAGGCTAAATGCACTGGAAAAGTGATGCTTGCCAGACCCTATAAACAGTGCCTATACTTGTAGGACGCACTTGGAAACGCCAAGCGCTTAACACAAGGAGACACAGAATGCCACAGCAACTAACACCAGAGACGAGAGAGCGATACATTCGCGCACTTGCCTTGCGAGACAGCGGATACACATTTCGCCAGATTGCAAGCGAGTGCGGTTACGCCGACCCTGCCACCGCAAGGTACGCATGGTTGGGCGGCTTGCGCCTTGCAGGACGCAACGCAGAAATTCCAACACGCACGCCACGCCGAATTGGTGTGACAGTGAACAACCGCACGACAACAATGACAGTGCCACAACTTGAAGCGTTCGTGCAAATGAACGCATTGACATTTGGTATTGAGATTGAGTGTGTTGGTGTGGACACAAGCGGAGCACGAAACGCACTTGTTGGCGCAGGCATTACCTGCGAGAACAACGGATACAACCACAACACACGACCTGTTTGGAAAGTTGTTACAGACGGTTCGTTGAGCAGTCGTGATGGCAGTTGCGAAGTTGTGTCGCCTGTACTTAGCGGAACAGACGGCTTGACCGAAGTGCGTACAGTGATGGCAGTGTTGCGAACTGCAGGCGCTCGTATTAACGAGTCATGCGGAATGCACATCCACATTGGCGTTGACCAACTTAGGCAGTCGCACCAAACACGAATCATTCGTGCGTACGGCAAATGGGCTTGGGCGTTTACGGGTTTGATTTTGGAACGCCGTGTGAACAATCGTTGGGCGCAATTGCGTGGCGCAAGTGGCACAGAGCGCCTTGCGGTGCAGTGGGAAGGCAGTAGCGATTGTCGTGGCACTGCAAGCGGACATGACCGTTACTACGCATTCAACATTGCGTCTTATCAACGCCATGGCACATTTGAAATGCGAGCACACCACGGTTCGTTGAACGGTATGAATGCAAGTGCGTGGGTTGCCCTGCACACTGCATTCTTCCAAGCATGTGCAACGGAAGATGGCTACAACAACTTGATGAACATGGCTCGTCCAGAAAACGAATACAACGGTGGCAACACTCGTGAGCAAGCAATCCAAGGTGCAAAAGACTTGGCACAAATGCTTGGCTCAATGAACTTGCTACACGCCGACGCAGTTACCTACTTGGTGAACCGTGCAGGCAATATCCCATCCGCCCGAAGCAACAACTCATAACAACAACAAGAAACAAGGAGACAAACAATGTGTGGAATAGGCGCTTTCCAAATAGTTGGAAACGAATGCGAGCCAGCGAAGGTAGCAAGAGTGCTACTGCGTTTGCTTGAAGTAAGAGGCAAAGACGCAAGTGGCGTTGCGTGGCACGATGGCAAAGGCGGAACATTTGTTCGCAAGAGCAACTGCGCAGGCAAAGAACTTGCAAAGGTGTTGAAGGACGATGTTGGTAACACAGGCATCGTGCATACACGCTGGGCAACTTTGGGCAGTCCAACAGTGCAAGCAAACAACCACCCGATAGATGTGGGCGGTGTTGTAGGCGTACACAACGGACACTGCACTAACCATGCCGAGTTGATTAAGCAATGCGAGAACTACGCACGCAACGGACAAGTGGACAGCGAGGCAATCTTTGCCTTGATTGCACACGGTCCAACATC